AATTGATAATTTGAAGGTACTTGACACCTATTGTTAATAAATGGTACTGTTAAAGTCACGTCTAATTTTACACCTGCTAAATAATCAGGGTCGCTTTCTGTGTAAAAAGTAATTGGTAAATTTTGGTTCAATGTCCAAGTCACAATTTGGTAATCTTCAGGGTAACGTAATTGTGCAACTATGTCACCGGCAACCTGTGTCATATCTGATAAAACTTCCGTTTCGTTTGTTTCTTCGTTTAACATTCTGTCCATAAAATAAAGACTAAATGAAAAACCAATTTCTTTTGCGCCATAACTTGCACCTGTCAACGTAAAAAACATTGCAGGATAGGTCACTTCGCCATTGCTCAAACGTTCCCAAACGTCCCCAAAATAAACAAAATCAATTTGTTCGTGTTGGTTTCCTATCGTTGTCAGTTCTTTGACTATTTGGTTTAATGTCATTCTTTTTTGCTTTTTCCAAATAAACTTTAAGCTTATTTTGGTTTTTAATAGTTACTTGTTTACTCATATTTTAACAACAACCAATGTTTCCCTGATAACGTTCTTCAAAGCTTTTTTTGCTATCCCCGTCACCACAACAACCATTATCACCCAACCACATTGAAACAGAATATCCTTCATTGTCAGGTTTAATTGAATCAATGCCTGAACCAAAGTTTAAATAATTTGGGTACAAAGCATTGTTTTGTTTTAGGTATTTTATAAGTCTTTGTTTATAGAATTCAGCGCGTGCGCGGTATCTATTTGCAACGTCAATCATATCCTGCATTGACGGTGATTCTTGATTTTCACCTGTTTTTCTTATTAAACCCTTATTGTAAAACTGATATGATAAACCTTGCGGCAATTCTGACATAACAAAATATATCAAACAGTCAACAAGGTAATCGTCTAATAAAGTTGTTTGTAATTGTGTAAATGTATTTGCAACAACCGCAGCTTGCAATTCATTGTACAATGCTGAACCCAAAGCGGGTAAAATATACATATCCTGCGCGGTCTTAATTTCAGGCAAAACCAATTTTTCGTCCACGTTAGCGTGTAACCCGGTTCTGTCCTTAATTGTCTGTACTGATATAAATAATGTGTTTTTGCTCATTCTATTTTCTTGTTACTATGTTTGAAACCCATTGGTGTCGGCAACTTGCTTCGTGTGTATCAGTTCCAGGTACTGTGTACCAACCGCCCTTCCTATCCCAAACGGAATATCCTAAACGTGCGCTTATTGATTCAATTTCAGATCGTGAATACATTTTATTTGCATCTAATAAAGCAACACAAAACGGGCGGCTTGTTTTTTTATCCTTATTTGAAAAACCTGTTTTCCATTCGTAAGAATAACGAATTAACAATTCCTTTGTTTGTGGTTGAATCTTTGTTAAAATATCGCCAATAGGTTCGGTTAAAGTATGTTCTATAATTGTATTTCCGTCAATTCCTTCGCCAATTGTATATGAATTTGAATTAATATAACCTTTGTCAATTAAATCCTTAATAACCAATTCAATAGTGTCAACGTTTTGGTCAAGTGTTGTTGCCAATACGTCCGGCGTTACCCTTTTGTCTTTTGCAATCAAATCAAGTACGTTTGCCTGTAATTGGCTTACGTCTGCAAACATTTGGTATTCAGAATCGTCGTTAAAGCGTGTTTTTTGCTTCCAAACATTGAAGCCGTCCTTTGTTTCGCCAAAGTCATAAAAGGCGCTAAAATCGTCTGCAAATTGTGCTTGTTGTGCCACAGGTGCAACGGTCTGATATTTTGAAATATCAATACCTGCTTTTTCCAATAGCCATTCCTTCGGTGCAATTTCTTTTAATAAGTTTTCAGTAAATTCAAAGCCAATTGGTTCGGTTGGAATAATACTTAATTCAGGGTCAACAACACCACGATATTTTGCAAGCATATTAAACACACCTTCAAGGTGCATTTGCTTACTATTAACGTAAGTATTTTTAAATATTTCGTAACCGTCGCGCATTTCAGATCGTGCGCCCAATTTACCCGCTTCAGCAATACCGAATATTGAAGGCGTTGTAATTTGGTGACCGCTAAACATATTTGTTTGTATTAATGTGTCAACACGTCCAAAGTCTTCTTTGGTAATATCTGACGCGCCTAAATCGTCAACAATTGGTTTTCTTGCGCTATCATTAACAAAAGCTAAAATAAACTTCTTACCGTCTGAACCGCTAAATCTATTTGTGAAACGCTTTTCAATATTGCGCTTTTCTTCGTCTGAAGGTTCGCCATTTGGCAAAGTAATTAATTTACTTGCGCTGAATCCTGTTTGTGCGTTTCCTAAAACGTGTTTGGAAATTTCAATGTCTGATTCAATATAATTTAAAGCGCCAAAGTAACCAGGTAAACTGTAAATACCCATATTTGGGCGGTATTCCTTAACATAAAGAATTTGCTTACCTGTTGGGGTGTTTGGATTGAATGCCGTATAAATTAATGACTTTTCATTTCTGTCTGTCCAATCTTCTTTGTACCAAAATTGCGTATTGTCTTTATTTGTACGCACTTTTGTATAATCTAAATGCCATATTTCAGCCAATTGCTTCATTTCTGACCAAATAATTTCCAAATAATAGCCACCAAACAATTCTGTGTCCAATGAAACCTTGCGGGTTAAATCGTCCAAAGATTCCATTCTGTTAACCTTTTGAATAAATGTTTCAGCTTGGTCGTTGCCCTTCCAACCGTTTCCGGTTATATAATGCACCTTGCTTTTTACAATGGCATTGTGTTTGGCTGACTTATTAAATAGTTCAACCAAATAAATTGGGTAATCGTTGCGGTCGCCATACTGAACATATCCTTCACCCTTTTTTTCCTTAAATTCAGGCTGACGTGCTTCTGCAAATGATAATACGCGTAAATCCATTATTGTCTAATTGTGTATGTGTCTGTTGTTGAATATTCAGTAAATTCAAACGGCGTTCCGACCAATGCCATTATCCCCGTTTCCAATAAATTCAAACCGGTTGGGTTGGTATTTGACGTACTTGCTTGTTCGTAAATCTGATAAACATATTGTCCATTTAAAGAAGAACCAAAATTTGTGTTGGTTACAATGGAAAATTCATTGTACCTATCCTTGTACAAACTTAAATCCGTTGCATTTAATCTAACAAACTTTACTTCTGTATTTGCGCTTCTATTTGTGAAGACAAATAAGTAATTTGGGTTTGTCAATAACTGCTTTTCTGTTAAAGTCAATATAATATTTTGTGTCTGTCCTTTCGTGAACCTAATCATATAGGTAAATAGCCAAAAATGTAATTTGTTGCACATTAAGTATAAATATGACTTATATGGTACAAATACGTATCAAAAAGTGCGTTTTATGACACATTATCGTACGAATAAGTGTTTATAACTTCCGTAATTGTCGCAGTATTACTACTGATTTTGTCAAGTTATAACTTTACTATGTTATAACAAAAGTCAAGTTATAACATTACTACATAAAAAAACCGCCGAACGAATTAACGAACGGCGGCAAACCTATAAACCTATGAAAAACAAAGTTTTAAGCACCCGGTGTTTCCAACGCAGTAGCAACAGTTGAAATTACACTTGGCGCTAACGCAGGCTCAGATCCTGTGAAAGTTAAAGTGAATCCGCTTCTGTCACCTTGCGCAGTACCTGTTGAAGCTGCATTTGCAGTCATATCAATACCACGTGTTTTTCCTAAATACCAATAAATTCCGTTGCTATCTTTTGCGACTGCAACTAAACTATTTTGAGCCAATAACAATAATTCGTTTCTTGTATTGGTTTGTAATTTGTTAAGGATAATCTGAAGTTCTTGCGCATAGAATACTGTGCCGTTTGCAACGGAAGCAGTCATTGTTTGGTTGAACATAGAAGTATCTTTTACTAAAGCATATTTCCAAAAACGTTTTCCCGCAGCCTTAGTTAAAGCGGTAATTACACCACTTGCTTCGGTTGTTGTTGTTACGTTTGCAGCTTCAGTAAAATATACTTCAACGATTCCGCCTAAACTATCGCGACAATCTAAAGAATATCCCTGTGTTAATGCGCACGGCATAATATTAAATTTTAAATTTTATAAAAATGGGGGGATATTTCACCCCCCTATTAATTAAGCCAATATGAATTTCACTGTTTCATCAGGGAATGCAATATTCACGCCCATTTTGAATTCAGATACAAAACGTACTTGGTCAGCTTCTTTTGCGTAGAAAATTTCAAACTTTTCTTCTTCGTTCAATAAGTCTGTACCGATAAACAAGTTACTTAAACGTGCAGCGTAAATTTTGTTTGTGCCATTCAATCCACCAACAGAAACAACCTTAATCATTGTACCCGGTAGAACAAACTCACCGTCTGCCTTCGCGTCAACTGAATAATGGAAACTGTTTGCGTTCTTTAAAGCAACTGTGTAAGTTCTGAACAAATCTTGACCGCAGAAAATGGTCATATCGTCAGCAGCTACAACTTTTGCAGGGATTGCTTGGTAAACACCGTCAAAAATGCTGATAACGTTAGCAGCAGTAATTGAACTCAAAGGCGCACCACTAATATAAGTAGAAGCATTTGCAGCTACAACACCCGAAGCAGCACCGATTAATTTTACTAAACCGTCAAACTTGTTTAAGTTTACGTTAACACTTGAAGTGTCACCTTGCCAAATTGCAGTTTCTAATTGTGCAGCAATTGTTTTTGCTTTTTTATCAGCAAATTCTTGCTCAAAAGGAACTGAATCGTACATTGAACCCGTAGGCAATGCTTTTTGTAAATACTTAGCTTCTAAGTCTTTTGGACAAAGTGCTTCGTTTACTTTAATTTTTCCAACAGTCACAGTTCTTTGTGTGAAAGTTGTTGAACCTGAAGCAGTAAATCCGCAGCTTCCGCCTGCCTGAAATATTGCGTCTGTGTCCATAATGTTAATAGTTTCAGCGCTTTTTACGCCAACCATAACATTTCCTGCACTCTTAATCAAGTTTGCAGTCTTTGCGCCTAATACTGAAGACGTCACTAATTGTGCTGCGTTTTGTTCAGTATATGCGGCTAATGCTGATACATCAAATGCCATTGTTATTAATTTTTAGTGTTTAAAATTGCGTTTCTATATTTTTCCAATCTTTGTTCTTTAATATCATTTGTTTTTATAAATGAATTAAAAGAATTTGGCTTTGAAATTGGGTCTGCGCTTGGTGTACTTGAAAGTGCTTCAATTAATTCAGCTACCTGTGCAAATCCTTGCTTAACCTTATTTTCCAAATCCAAAACCTTTGCGTCTGAAACTTCTTTTGCTGCTTTTATTTCAGCAATTTGCGCTTCAAATGCTTCGGTCATTTCTTGCATTTTTTTGTCTGCTTCCTTGCCCATATCTTCAGGTGCAGGTGCAGCTTCTTCTTCCGGTGTCACGTCTTCTTCTTTTGAAGAAAGTTCAATGATAATACCGTTTTCGTCTAATTGCATAACAGTTCCGTCAACCAATTGGTGTTCGCCTGCGGGTGCAGGTGTACCGTCAGGCATTGTAACTGAACCGCCAATTTCCAAAGCTGAAATTTCAACTTTTGTGCCGTCCATTAAAGAATATTCAGACATTTCAACCTTTGTTTCTTCAACAATTGGTTCAGCCTTCATTTCTTCAACAGGTGCAGCCGTGTTTTCTTCAAACAAAGCTTTGATTTTTAAAATCGCTTCCTGTGCGTTCATACTTTTTTTATTATATAGTTAAAAAATAAAATGTTTATCACTTAACTTGTGACAATATTTTTTTAATCTCGTCAACCATTGAAGAAACCTTGTTTACTTCCTTTGGTTTGTAATTAAATAACCCTTCAACACTAAAACCCATTATTTCGCCATTCTTTACCTTTTGCCAGGCTTCTTCGTTGTCAACTATCATTGAACCAAACCAAGAACCAACAGGTGCGTCTTCAAACCCTTTCATTGGCATAATACCACGCGAAGGATCTGAAATAAAGCTTTCAAATAATGTTACGTTTTCAAACTGTGCGCTTGAATCGTGCATTAAGTTCACATTGCTTTGGAATCCTTTTTTGAAAAACTTTTGTACAATTTTAAGAATAGTATCCCTACTAAAAGCAACGTAGTAATCGCCATAAGTAGCGTCAGAACGAAAAATTGGCGTATCAGCCAACATAATAGCGCCGGAAATAATGCGGCGGTCTTCATTAACAATTTCAAATTTCTGTGTTTTATTAAATGCGTTCCAATTCTTTTGTATTGCAGGACGGTCAACCAATGCAATGAAGTCAACCTGTGAATCGTCTTCAATGTCGTCAGTTATATCCAACATATATATTGGTAATTCTGTATTCATACCCATAAATAGTTTATTTTATTTAATTTATCGTTTATTCAAATCTTGCTTGGTCTTGTATTTGCTGAACTCTTTTCTGTGAACCTGAAATATCGCTTTCAACAACGTATGCACGAATTGCATTATTGCCACCACCGCCACCATTTCCGCCACCACCCCCGCCACCACCTAAACTTGGTGCAGCACCACCACCCCCGCCAAGACTTGGCATTGCGCCACCGCTTGCAGGTGCGCCAGGACTTGGTATGTCAACAAATCCAGGTTCAGAACTTCCGGAAGGTACGTCAGGCGTTTTAACGGCTAAGATTGCTTTCACATTCTTTAAACCTGCAACGATTGCCGCAGCCGCAGCAACCGCACCCAAAACAGGACCGACAACAGGAATGCCCGCTAACGACTTAAATGCCGCCGTCGCTGACATATATGTATCAATAGTCACCGCAGCAATTGCCGCAGCCTTACCGGCAACTGTATGTTCACCAATAGCCTTTGCAGCGTTCTTTAATGTAGAACTAATCTTTTGTGCATTGTCAGCACGTGCAGCCGCTTCTTTTTTACCTATTTCAACCCTTGCGTCAGCTAATTCTTTTTCAGTTTTAGTATATGCAATGCTATCAATTTTACCTTCGTCGTAAAGCTTTTTGTTTAAAGCCAATGCATTGTCAATACCTTCTTTTCTTGCTGCGTATGAAAGGTTTTCATTATTTATTATAGAATCTAAACGTGCTTGTTCTTTGTCGTCGGCTTCTTTTACATATTTAGCATCTATTTCGCCAAGTTCTGCACCGTGTTTATCTTTTAATGCAGCAATAAGTTCTTTTTTCTGAACTTCTGTATAATCAGCATTGTCCAAAACCTTTTTAGTATCTGCTTCCAAAGCTTCGTCCAAAGCAGCAACTTCTTTTTCTTTGCCGTCTTTAAATTTAGCAATACGTGCTTCTGATAATGTCGCTTGCAATTCTTCTTCAAACTTTTTATCATTTTCAGCGCGCTTTTCTTTTACCTTGTCGTCAATTTCTTTGACTTCTAATTGGTAAGCTTCTTCAGTTATCTTTTTAAGTTCGTTCTTTGTTTTTACGTCAACTTTTAAAGCGTCAATTTCAGCAATACGTGCATTGTAATTTATTTCAGCTTGCTTCTTTGCTTTGTCGTCTTCAGAAGTAATTTCAGCCAATGCCTTTTCATTTTGTAAATCAATAAGCATTTTATCAGCCGTCTTTTTATCTTCAATGGCTTGCTTATTTGCTTCGTCACGTTTCTTTTTAGCTTCTTCACCTGCTTTTGCAGTTGCGTCAGCCGTCTTTTTATTATAGTCAGCCGTCAAAACTAATTGTTCAGTCTTTAAATCCCTGAACTGTTTATTTTCGTCTTCTGTTAATTTACCTTTTGTTTTTAAGCTTTCACGTAAAGTGCTTAATTCGTTTTCAACTCTTTTTTGTCCTAATTTATAAATTTCATCTTCAGATCCGCCTTGCGCCTTTAATACTTTAATACGATTTTCAATATCTTCGTTTGCACGCTTATTGGCAACTGATAATTTGTTTAAATTACGTTCAGCTTCACTTGTTACACCAATAAAGTCTGTGAATTGTGTTACTAAATCGCCAACGCCTTTGGCTAAACTTCCCAAAGGGCTTTTCTTTATCCAATCTGAAATTGCATCAAAATTATTTATTACTAAACCCAAAGCGACAACCAATGCACCAATTCCCGTTGCAACAATAGCACCTTTTAAAACTTTAAATCCTTGACTTGTTTCAACTGTTGCAATGCCAAATGCTTTTTGTACAAATGTAGCCGTTTTTGTTGCAGCATTGTTTAATTCCTGAAATACGGTTGTACTTTTAATTACCGCGCCTAATTGTCTAAATGAATCCACGCTTTCACCGACTGCCTGTAAACCTTGCGACAATGCCATTGCAGCATTTACCTTTAATAAAGCTTTTTCAACGTCTTTATTCTCATTTCCAAATAATGCCATTGCACCCTGAAGCGCACTAAATCCGCCGGCAACACCTGCCAAAGAAGAAGCGACTGCCTTAAACTTTGCGTCGGGGTTAAACGCGTCTGTCAATGCTTTTGCGTCACCGATTCTGTCTTTTAATTCAGCGGCTTTTTTAGCTGCGTTTACTGCTTCTTTTGAAGTCGCACCAAACTTGTCAGCCATTAAACCAACCTGCGCCTGTGCTTCTTTTAATTGTGTTCGTAAACTTTTAACCGAATTATCCGTTTCTTCAAAAGCTTTGTCTAATTTTTGAACGTCTGCGGTTGCCTGCGCGGCGTCTGTGGTTATTTTTATACCAATTGTTTCTTCTGCCATTAATTCGTTTTTATTACTTTAAGTAAACTAATCTGTGTTGTTCTATATGCCAAAGGGTCGTATGATTCAACTTTGTTTAGTCTAAACAATACGCCATTTATCCAAATGTATTTGCTGAAATCTAAATTATATATGTCAACCGTATTTAAGTAAGCACGGCACGTCAAAAGTTTTGATTCCATATCCGTAATTTCTAAAATGTACGGCAAATGATATGTATTAAAAAGATTATTTGTTGGGTAAGTTGACGCAGGAAATTGCAATTCCTTTGGTGCGCCAAAATTTAAGTCAACAGTTGGGTTGGTTGGGTCGTCTAAGTGTCCGGCATAACCGTAAGTTGTTAATGAAGCTAAATTAGAACCTGCGCCATTGATTCCGCTTTTAATATGCCATTGGTGCGCAATGTTTAATTTTTTAGCCATTAAAATACGTAACACAGAATCCATTGGGTCTTCCTGTGTATTATAATTAGATAATTTATAAATAGCTGAAAAATATTTGTCAAGGTGTCCGTGTGAAGTTGGTTGCGTTAAAACAGTTGGTGCAAATATAATTTGAGAATATGCCGTGTCTTTTACAAAATCAAATTGTGAATCATATAAAAAATCACCGTATGATTGACCATATTTCTTTTTGTAGTTTTCATTAAAATAGTCAGAATCGTCAGAATATTTATACGCATAATAACGCGCATTCAATTGTGACATTGGTTTAATTGATATTGTTGAACCTGTATCAATCTTCTGTGACCAATCCAATGAATTAGTCACGGCATCAGAATAAAAATCAATATATGGTGCAATATTTATTTGTTTGTCGTTTATGTTATCCTGATAAACGTACATATTAAACATTTTAACAATACTTAAAAAGAAATCTTTTTGAAAAATTCCTTTTGGTAAGTTGTTATTTATTGAAACAGTACCATTGTAAGCAACAGTTGCTAATTGCGCAGCTAATTGACTAAAATTAAAGTTTGCATTTGATATTGTTACAATATAAGTGTTTGCAGTTACAGGTACGCTTATTTCAATACGCACTTGGTTTGTATTTAAAATATTTCCTGTGAAATCAAAGTTAAATGAATACGGGTTATTTGCTGAAATAGTTGTTTGTGTAAAAGTTTGTACTGCAACACCCCCAATGTACAAAGTCGCAGTAATTGAAGAAGCAGCGTCAGTTTGATAAACTCCGGTTATGGAAGCCAACGCCCTAATTGTCTTTGTACCGTCAGTATAAGTAAATATGCTTTTACTTCCATTTTCCGTAAAATAAAGTAAAGTCGTAGTATCAAATGGTACATTTATATTTCGTGCGGTTGGGGTGTTACTGTTTAATATTGTTTTGGTTGCGTCAATAGTTGCAAGTATAAAACGGTCATTTGTACCCTGAATACCCTGACTATTGTTTGGAATAATTAATTTTTTAAAGAAATCAGTATTAAAAAAGTCGCAATTTAAACTGTACGAAGTATCTTCAAATATCTTTTCAATGTATTCCTTTGCGTATAATGCAGGACGAAAAGCCGAAACGCTGAAATCGTCTTTATTACTTGAAACGTTACCGTAATCAATCAATGGATAATAGTAACCTGAACCTGTAATTGAATCCCAACTGTTTTGGATTGAAGTAACGTTCCAAGTATGGTTGTATTCGCTAAAATCCAAGTCTTCTAAACGCTTATTACCTAATTCAGTAATAAACCCGCCTAATTCACCAAACACCGCGCATTGATATTCTGTTGCATTCTTATTTGAAACTATTTCAAGTATGCGAATAACGCCTTTGAATATCTGTATTTTATCAATAAATACTTCACATTTAGCAGCCTGCGAAGGCGTAAAGTTTGTATTTACGTTAGGCAATTCCATATTGTGTTCAAATGAAATACCTAATTCAAATGCAAAACCTAATA